TACAAAAGAAAAAGTTTTCATTACAGTAATGTAGTTTTACTACGATCAAACATTAGCGTAAGATTAGAACGTGTTACTTTAACACGCTCCCAACAGATACTAAACAAGTTTCTTCAGCGACTGCAATGAAGAACTCTACAGAAAAAAGGTAATTCCATAATGGTAGAATTATTGTATCTTCTAGTAATGACTCATATTACAATTGTCTGTGTTACACTTTATTTACATAGAGGGCAAACTCATAGAGGAATTGAATTTCATCCAGCTTTGTCGCACATAATGAGATTTTGGCTATGGCTAACAACTGGGATGATTACAAAGCAATGGGTTGCTGTTCATCGTAAACATCATCAATTATGCGAAAAGCCTGAAGATCCACACTCACCACATGTGTATGGAATTATGCATGTTTTATTTGGAGGGGCATTTTTATATGCTAATGCTACAAAGGATAAAACAATGGTAGATCAGTATGGGGTTGGAACCCCGGAAGACTGGATAGAAAAAAAATTATATTCTAGATACCATAAATTAGGATTTACACTACTTCTAATTTTTAATGTTTTATTATTTCATGGTTGGGGTATTGTTCTTTGGTTAATTCAAATGGCTTGGATCCCATTTTGGGCGGCGGGGGTAGTCAACGGAATCGGTCATTGGTGGGGATATCGTAATACAAATACAAAAGATAAATCTCGTAATATTTCTATTTTGGGTATCATCATCGGTGGTGAAGAATTCCACAACAATCATCACGCCGAACCTGCTAATCCTAAATTAAGTAGAAAATGGTGGGAGTTTGATATTGGATGGATGTGGTTTAAATTATTTAATAAATTCGGACTAGCATGGGAAAGAAAAGATAGCTTACAAGAAGATTTTAGAAAAAAACATGAAGCAAAAATTTATTGATGCACACATGAGGGTAGCTGAAATTTACGCCCAGTTATCTCATGCTATTAGATTAAAGGTTGGAGCGATAGTAGTAAAAGATAATAGGGTTATTAGTATTGGGTATAACGGTACACCTTCCGGTTGGACAAATGAATGTGAGTATAAGCACTTTACATCACCCGGGCAATATGACGGTTTAGAAGAAGACGGTACCACTTATGTACTTAAAACTAAACCCGAAGTAATTCATGCCGAGGCCAATGCTATTGCAAAATTAGCCCGTAACCACGAATCAGGGCTAGGTGCTGATATGTTCATTACACATTCCCCCTGCATTGAATGTGCAAAAATAATTTACACTGCAGGAATAAAAAAAGTATTTTATAAAAATAATTATAGAGATGAGTCCGGTCTAAATTTTTTAAAACAATGCATGGTAGAGGTACAACAAGTAAATGACAACTAAATACACCTGCGAAAATTGTGATGCAGACTTTAAAATAAAACACACTATGGACGAAACATATTATGAGGTTAACTTCTGTCCTTTCTGTGGCTCAAGTATAGAAGAGAATGAAGATGACGATACAGAATTTGACGAATGAATGGGTTTATAAAGATAAACCTCTTACTGACCCTGGTGATAATTATGGTTTTGTCTACATTATTACAAATAATACCAATGGTAGAAAGTATATTGGTAAAAAATTCTTCTACTCTTCTAAACGTAAACAAGTAAACAAAGTTCGTAAAAGATATAAGGCAGAGAGTGACTGGAAAGATTACTGGTCATCATCGGAAGAGTTAAAACAAGATATAGAGATATCGGGTAAGGAGAACTTTACACGTGAAATTATACACCTATGTAAATCTAAGGGTGTTACTAACTATCTAGAAGCAAAAGAACAGTTTCTTCAAAAAGTTTTAGAAAATCGAGATTTATGGTATAATACATGGATAATGGTAAAAGTGAATCGATCTCATCTTAATAAACTGTAATGACTTTTATTTACCTTCTCTTCTCTACCGCTTTCTTCTTATCAACGGTAGCAGCTTACTATTCAATAGTAGGTTTAGTAGCGATTTTTCCGACAGCTGAAATTCCTATTATGATTATGGGTATTAGCTTAGAGCTTGCCAAGCTAGTATGCGCTTCCTGGCTTTATCGTAACTGGAAATCTTCTGCTCGATCTATGAAGTATTATTTCCTAGTCGCAGTAGTTACTCTTTCCTTTATTACGTCAATGGGTATATTTGGTTTTTTATCTAAAGCCCATATTGATCAATCAATTATAGGTGCAGACTCCTTCGTTGAGCTTAGAATAATTGACGACGAAATTAACTCTGAAAAAAGAAGGATGGAAAATGCTCAACGATCTCTTAATGCTCTCGATAGACTGGTTGATCAGAGTGATACAGAAGCCGCTATCAAATTACGTAATTCACAAACAGGGGAACGTCGCAGATTGGCTTCTGAAATTAGTATTGCAAGTTCAACTATTAAGGATCTTAGTCTTAAAGCAAGTCCGCTTAGAAAAGAATCAAAACGAATTGCGGCTGAAGTTGGACCAATCAAGTATATTGCTGATCTTATCTACGGAGAGTCGTCTGAGAGCACACTTGAAGCAGCTGTCAGAGCGGTAATAATTTTAATTGTTCTTGTCTTCGATCCTTTGGCTATCATTCTTCTTATTGCTGCTAATAGAGAATTGCAGTTAGCCAAAAAAATTAATAAGTCTAGTAAAATAGATAGAAAAACTAAAAAAATAATTAATGATTATACCTACCCACAAGAAGATAAAAATATTACTGTAGAAAAAAATAAAATTTACGAAATACCAACAGACATATTAGATAAGGTCTTTAAACGTAGAAAGTAACTCTTGTTTTTTTGGTTTTAATAGCTTATAATAATTATATGAGCTTATTTCAAGTAGATGATACTTATAGTAGATGCTATACTCAGGGCTGGGATGCTCGTATGAGCGATATTTACGTTAACCCATACGTCTACGATTTTGATTCAGGGTGTTATGATGCTTGGAAGCATGGATGGGACGATGCTAACATTGAAATAGAGGTAGATAATGGACAGGATGAGCGAAGGTCAAGTTTATAAAACTCTTAACGAACAGGATAAAAAAATATTTAGAGAATGGCTTAAACATCATTTAGAGTATGGGCCAACATTAGTTACATTTATTAAAAAAGATGGAACAGTTCGTGAAATGAATTGTACTACTAAATTAGAATTAGTAAAGTTGTATGAGAAAAAAACTGATAGAAAAATAAATGATGAGGTTTGTTTTGCATTTGATCTTGTAAAACAAGAATGGCGTTCTTTTCGATACGATACAATAACATCTATAAAATTTTTATAAAATGAGCAAAATTTTATCTCCTTACGGGTCCGAGCCGGCTGTATTTACTTTTGAAAGCTCGGACTACACCAGCAAGCTAGCTACCGCTTTTAACTGGTATAACCAGGAAAAAGAAAAAAAAGATGCTAGGAATTATCTTCGTTCCTATGTTCTTCATCATAACAAACAGTTAGTAAAAGTTTTTGATACCGTACCGGATAGTATGATTAAAACTACCTACGGGTGGTTGGCTAGAATGGTAAGCAACGGAACAATTCTTACTAAAAAGGATAATCTTAAATTAGAAGAATACCTTCAAAATTTATTTTTATATAAAGAAGAAATACCATTTGAAGCGGAAAAACAGGAAAAAGTTTCTAAACCTTCAGTGCGAGACTTTATGCAAGAAAAAGTAAACGAATATCTTGGTGAGGTTGAAGGTTACATAGATGCTGTTTTAATTGGGCAGGAACCTGTAAATCTATTTGAGGATTTAAAATATCGGCAAATTCCACAGCCATATGTTCCGTTTATAGATACTTTTATAAAGTCAAAAGCAGCCGAGTATATTATGGTTTATGAGTCAACTGATGATTTAGTTAAAGAAGGTTACTCTAATCTAGGTAAACGTAAGATTACTGCATTAATTAAACTAATGGGAGAATGGTTAGAGGACGTAAATCGATATGGTGAGTTTAAAAAGGCCAATCGTAAACCTAGAATAAAAAAAGCTAAGTCCCCACTACAGCAGACTTCTAAACTTAAGTTTAAAAAAGAAGATAGTGAACTTAAGATAAAATCAATCTCTCCAACAGAATTAGTTGGAGCTTCGCAGGTATGGGTATATAATACTAAGTACAAGAAACTATCTGTTTACCGTACTGATTCTGCATCCGGCATACAAGTGAAAGGATCTACTCTGCAAAACTACGACCCTGATATGTGCGAACAAAAAGCGCTTCGAAAACCTGAAGTAACTATCCCAGCAGTATTAACTAGCGGAAAAGTTCAGCTACGAAAATTATTTACCGATCTTTCAACTAAAGAGTCTAAGGTAAATGGTCGAATAAATGAAGAGTGCGTTCTTTTACGAGCATTTAAATAATGATTATTTTAGATTATTCTCAGACCATTATTTCTAATTTAATGGCTGAGATAGGGGGCCGTAAGGACGTCGAACTTGATATTAATCTTCTTCGTCATATGGTGCTTAACACTATAAGAAGTCATAAGCTAAAATTTCAAGGTGACTACGGTGAGCTGGTTATTGCTTGCGATAATAAAAAATACTGGCGTAAAGAAATATTTCCCTACTACAAAGGTAATCGTAAACGGGCAAGGGATGAATCAGGTTATAACTGGAAATTAATTTTTGATTCTATTAATCAAATAAAGGACGAGATAATTAATTTCTTTCCTTACAGAGTTCTAGAAGTCCAAAGCGCTGAGGCTGATGATATTATTGCTACGCTCTGTAAATGGACACAAGACAATTATGTAGAGGAGGGAAAGATATTTTCTGAGCCTAAGCCGGTCTTAATTATTTCTGGTGATCATGACTTCATACAACTTCAAAAATATAAAAACGTTAAGCAATACTCACCTATTCTGAAAAAATTTATTAAGACAGATATTATCCCAGAGAAATATGTACTAGAACATATTATCAAAGGAGATAGGGGAGATGGAATACCTAACGTTCTTTCACAGGACGACGCCATAGTTTCAGGGGAACGTCAAAGACCGATCTCTTCAAAGAAATTAAAAGAGTGGGTTGAGACCCCATCCAGTATGCCGCAAGATACTACATTTAAGCGTAATTATGATCGCAATAAATCTTTAATAGATCTAACACAAATACCCGAGCTTTTAGAAAAGGAAATTATAAATACCTTTAATAATTATAAGGTTAAAGACAGAAGCTTGATACTACCTTTTTTTATTGAAAATAAAATGAAACACTTAATGGAACATTTAGAGGAATTTTAAAATGCTTTTATCTGAATATTTTACAGAATTAGAAAAAATTAAAACACAAGAAGACAAAATTAGTTATTTAAGGTGGGCTCATGAACAAACTAAATCCACTTTAATTCCAGATATTATGAGAATTAATTTTGATCATAGAATTAAAATGAATCTTCCTGACGGAGATCCTCCTTATAAAAGACAGGCCGATCGCCCTATGGGGTATGAGCAAACAAATTTAAGAACTGAGCTTAAGCGGTTTTATATTTGGATGGACCCTAACATTAATATAAAAAATATTAAAAAAGAATCACTTTTTATAGAGATGTTAGAGGGACTTCATATTTCTGAGGCAGAAATTTTATTGGCTGCTAAAAGTAGAAAACTTAGTACCTTATACAAATCTATTACAAGAGAGTTAATTGATGCGGCTTACCCAGGTTGTCTCCCGCCGCCCTCCGAGGTACCTGTAGAGGTAGTAATGGAGGAAAAAAAATTAAAAAAGACAAAAAAAGAATTGGCTTCCTTAGAAAAATCTTAAGTCGATTCTTTGTAAAAAAAGAGCTAATAGAGCATAACTGGAGTTTTAAATCTGAAGGGCCTCAAAAAGATAAAGTACCGGACATGAGGTGGTATAGTATGATTAAACGTAACACTAGTAATCAAACTCATTTTAAGTTATAATAGATTAAAAGGAGCTATATTATGTTAATTTATTTAAGTACTAAGTCTAAAAAAACTAAAAAACAAAAAGAAAAAGATAGAGAAAAATACCTTACCTGGTGTAAAACTCATAAAGTAGCATTGGGTAAAAAGTCCGTGCTTTCCGGTAAAGATAAAAGCCCGGTGGTAGTAACGAAAAAGTTTATTAGAGAGACTGAATTTATTCCTAGTAAAGATTCCGGCGTTACTGGTGCAGTAATCTGTAATGTTAAAAAAGAGTTTTATACTGGTAATAACATGCTAGGGATAGCCTCAATGCATAAGTCTAATTTTGTTCCGGTATTTAAAGAAGATGATGCTGTAGATCTTGCACATATGAGAAGATAAAGGTACTTATGTCTATTCCCAATGATCCAGAAATTAAAAAAGCTATAAAAAAATGTTTAGAGGAAATTTCCAATAGTATGACTCGTACGGAAGGTGAGCGAGACTTTATTAAAGAGGCAATTAATAAAATTTGCGAAGAGTATACTATTAATAAAAAAACCTTTAGAAAAATGGCTAGAACTTTTCATAAACGCAACTTCTCAAGAGAAGTTCAAGATAACGAAGAGTTTGAAAATATGTATGAAACTATTACAGGTGAGACTAGTTTGTCTAAAATAGATGTATGATAGATATTTACGTTCTGGAAAAGAAAAATTTAGACAAGATGGGCCGTAACAAAAAGACTGAATTTGTAGGTGTGTTTAAATCTTTAGAAGAGTTAGAAAATAAAAAACAAAGTATCTTGCAAGAAACAAAAAGAGGCTGTAAAATAGAATTTGACGTACATGTTTCTGAGCGTATATTTTAATGTCGGCAAAAATACTACAGTTTACCCCGTTATTAAAAAATAAAGTAGAAAAAATACCACTATACAATGAAGAACAAATAACAGTCTTGTTTATTTGTGTAAATACCTTTTTTGAAGAAAAAACTAAGTACGGTGCTGACGATATAAGTACAGTTGAACCATCCACCGCGCTCAAGTGTCTTAAAAGCGCTCTTGAAGCTGACATTTTTTCCAATAGATTTAGATCTATAGTTCAAGAAATTATTAATAACGCAGTTATAGAATGAATATTTTTTATTTAAGTAATGTACCTAAAGAATGTGCCAAGCAACATTGTGATAAGCATGTTGTAAAAATGATTCTTGAATCTGCACAACTTCTTTCTAATGCCCATCACATGTATGATGGGGATCAAGTAATAAAACCAATATATAAACTTACACATAAAAATCATCCTTCTGCGCTATGGGTTCGTGCTTCTAAAACCCATTATGACTGGCTTTGGATGCTTCTTAAAGAGCTATGTGCTGAGTATACTTTTCGCTATGAAAAAATACATAAAGTTGAGCGCGAAGGTTTATTAGAAATTTTAAAAAATTCTCCAAAAAATATTCCAAGGTTAACATGGATATCTGATCCAACTCCAGCCATGCCAGATGAATATAAAACCTCCAATGCAGTAGAATCATATAGAAATTATTACCGAGGGTCAAAACGGTCCTTTGCTAAATGGACCAAGCGCGAAATTCCACATTGGTTCTTATAAATAAAATTATGCCACGTTATACATTTTTAAACAGTGAAACAAATCAGGTCGAAGAGCATTATTTCGGCATCACTCACTATGATGATTTCATTCGTGATAATCCCCATCTTCAACGTTTTCATGAACCAGGTCAAGCAGCAAATCTGGGAGATTCTGTTCGTCTAGGTATTAGAACCCATGATAACGGGTTCAGGGAGGTTCTATCGAAAATAGCACAAAATAACTACAAGAGTAATTTATCCAACAAATTATCCAGACGATGACAAACATAAAAACGTTTGTTGTGTTTTTTAAAAAGGGGGACAGTAGCTACTGATTCCCCTTTTGTTTTTAAAGAGGAAAATATGGCGCGAAAAGCATCTTCACTACCGCAGGTTTTTGAACAACCTACAGTAACGCTAATTAATAATAAACTAAAAGTAAAAATTGAAGATCTTACGACAATAAGTCCATTAACTGATAACCAAAGGAGATTTTTTGAGCAATACAAAACATCCATTTTAATGCTTCTGCATGGGGTAGCAGGCACAGGTAAAACTTACATTGCCCTTTATCGAGCATTGGAAGAAGTATTAGATAAGTCAACAACATATAGCAAAGTGGTAATAGTTCGATCAGCAGTACCCTCTAGAGAAATAGGTTACTTACCTGGAGATGAAAAAGAAAAAACCGAAGTTTATCAGCAACCTTATGTAGAAATTTGTTCTAATCTCTTTAATAAAAAAGATGCGTATCAAAGATTATTAGAACAAGGCGCCATACAATTTATGATTACGTCATTCGTACGTGGCATTACACTAGATGATTCTATTATAATAGTAGATGAGTGCCAAAACATGACTGATATGGAAATTAACAGTATAATAACTAGAGTAGGAGACAGAAGTAAGATAATTTTTTGCGGTGACTTTAGACAGACGGACCTTTATAAAAAACAAGATATGTCAGGTCTGAGAAAATTTATGGTTATTGCTGATATGATGCCCTCAATGAAGACCATTGAATTTGAAGTTAATGATATTGTTAGATCCAATTTAGTAAAAGAATACATTATAGCAAGGATGAAATACGAGGAACAATATAGCGCATGAACATTGTTATTGTAGGCGGCGGTACAGCTGGTTGGATCGCCGCCTTAATGATCTCTAAAGTACATACAAATCATACCGTCACTTTAATTGAATCATCAAAATTAGGAATAATAGGGGTAGGGGAAAGCACTACAGGCTTACTTACGGGTATTTTATCTAACTCTTATCATAATTTCGGTTGTGACATTCATAAGTTTATTCGTCAATGTAATGCTACATTAAAATATGGAATTAAATTTGTTAATTGGTCAGCTAACGGTAATACATTTATAGCCCCTATTGATGGGAGCTTAACATCGGAGCTAGTTCCAGATTATGCTTTAGCTTATGGGCATTGTTTATTTGATCCAGAAACTCAACATCTTTCAAGTTTTTTAGGTACCTTTATTGAAGAAGATCTATCTCCTGTAAACAAAGATACCAATAACTTAGAAAATATAAATTTTGCATTTCATATAGATACATATGAGTTTGGTAAATACATTAAAGAGGTACTTCAAACACAAACTAATTTTAAGTATTTTGATAGTGAGGTAGAAGATATTTTTCTAGACAGTACCGGGGATATTAGTTCAATAAGGCTTTCTAGTAATGAGGTAGTAAATGGTGATTTTTTTGTAGATGCTTCCGGTTTTAAAAAAGTTTTAATGTCCAAACTTAATAGTGAATGGGTTGATTATAGCCAAAACCTTCCGGTAAATTCTGCTATTCCATTTTGGTTAGAGTATGAAGAGGGAGAAACCCCTGACCCCTTTACACAAGCTACTGCCATGGACGCAGGTTGGATGTGGTGCATTCCTCTTCAAAATAGAAAAGGAATGGGGTATGTTTTTTGTGATAAATTTATAACACCCGAGCAAGCAATACGTGAATTAGAATCTAAACTTGGTAGAAAAATTGAATCTAGAGGTCTAATTAAATTTGTTTCTGGTAGACAAAAAGATATGTGGAAAAACAATACGGTAGCTATAGGGCTTTGTGCTGCTTTTACCGAGCCCTTAGAAGCACAATCCATACATTCCACTATTGTTCAGATACACGATCTGGTGTATGAACGAATAAAAGATACAAAAGAGCAGACCATGAATACCGGGTCAAAAAATATTTACAATCAGCGTATGTCTATGCTTTATGACGATATAAGAGATTTTCTCGTAATACATTACATGGGTGGAAGAACAGATACACCGTTTTGGAAATTTATTAGTGAAGGAAGTACTAAAACTGAAAAAGTAATTAATATCTTAGAAACATGTAAATCTAAACTACCTACCTCAAGAGATTTTTTAAATTATATTGGTCATCCTGGATGGGGGCTGTGGAGTTATATTTTATGGGGCCTTAATAAATTTCCTGAGGAAATAGTCAAAAAAGAGTTAGAATTCTGCCAAAAAATACATAATTTTAGTATAGAAGAACTATATATTATTGCTGAGAAAACCATTCAAGCGAAAAAGAATTCTAACTATAAGTATAGTGAATTATTTAACAAAAACGTATTAGAAAAAATAGGAGTATAAAATGCAATTAACCGAAAATTTCTCTTTATCAGAAATGATTAAAAGCGAGACCGCCCTTAGATACGATATGGACAACACACCTGGGGAAGCAGAAATTGAAAACTTAAGAGTATTATGTGAAAATATTCTCCAACCCATTCGAAATGCATACGGCCGTGGTATTAAAGTAAATTCTGGATTTCGTCATCCAGAAGTAAATGCAAAGGTTGGAGGTTCTAAAACATCCGATCACTGTCGTGGACAAGCAGCTGATATAGAAATTCCTGGTATCCCGAACGCTGATCTTGCTAAATATATTGCCGATAATTTTTATTTTACACAGGTAATATTAGAATTTTATACCCCCGGTATTCCTGACTCGGGATGGGTACATGTATCTTACGACTCTAAAAACCTTAAATGTCAAACGCTTACAGCAATGAAAGAAAACGGTAAGACTGTTTATAAACCAGGTTTAATTGCTTAATGTTTACACATATACATCATGATTATCCAAAGTTGGAGCGTACCACAAATAATAACGGGGATAGAATCTACAAAACACCGACGGGTAGAGCCTATCCTTCCGTCACATCGGTTACGGGATTGCACACAAAGAAATCAATCATGGAGTGGAGAGAAAGAGTTGGGTCAGAAACCGCCAATAAAATATCCTCCACCGCTGCAAGACGAGGAACAAGAATCCATACCCTTTGTGAAAGATACTTACAAAACGAACCAACAGGAGATATGTCCTCCCTTGACAGTGTTACTTGGTATGATATCAAACCGGAACTGGAGCTAATTAATAACATTCATGCTTTAGAAACCCCGCTCTATTCTGATCATTTAGAGGTCGCAGGTACAGTAGACTGTATCGCAGAATACAAGGGTAAGCTTTCTGTTGTAGATTTCAAAACATCTAGTAAAATTAAACAAAAAGAACACATACAGCATTACTTTATGCAGTGTTCAGCATATGCGGTAGCGTTTGAAGAAAGAACAAAAATACCAGTAAGTAACCTAGTTATTATTATGGCGGTAGATGATGAAGGAGTGCACGTATTTAAAGAAAAGCGTGATAATTGGATTGATAAATTTATTTTTTTACGGGATGAATATAGAGAATGGAAGAAACATTAAAGTAACAGTTGCACGTAACTTCAATTTTTAATATAATTAAATAATGAACATTATAAAAACTTTTCTTTTTATCGCCGCTTGTTTTTTAACCTTGCCAGTTTATTCAGAAGGATTTTTACTTGAACTTCCTGTAGTATGTACAAAGCAAGTAGATAATGTTTCTAAAGCAGTTGCTTCCCATGGAGAAAAAGCTTTTGCTAAAGGTAAAAGCGATAGGCTTATAAACAATGATACATCCTATAGTAATAGTTTTGTACTGTTTGTGAACCCAGATACTAAATCATGGACTTTTGTAGAAATTTCAAAAGAAAATATTTTTTGTTTAATTGCAGCAGGTGAAGATTTTCAACCAGCAAAGTCACGTAGCAATTATAAATAAATATATTATAATTTAATATGATCGTATGATGTTGATCGAAAAGTGTTCTGGACGCGGGTTCGACTCCCGCCTGGTCCACCATAAACAAATTAGGAGTAACTATGTCAGTTGAAGAATATTGGAAATGGATACATGACAACGTTCAATAGTATGTTTATGATGGGCCAGTCATGGTTTCGACAGGGCAGTGAGTAAAAAGACAGACGGTCCGTCACCAGATAGACGTTAAAAGTGAAACAAAGTAAACGCAAACGATGAACGTTTTGCTCTTGCTGCCTAAACAGTAAGATGGGGTTTTCGGCTCTTCCTTATTACCCAAAGAGCCGAAAAATTTTTTAGTGAGTAAAAACCAGATGCAACACCCGTCAAGCTTTCTTGACTTTGGATTGCTTTAAGGTAACGAGCTAAATTTGTGCAGTTAAACTTAAACTTTGGAGATTTATATGAAAATAGCTAAACTTACAGCCGCAACCGTAGCAGCCCTTTTTGCATCCGTTGCTTTTGCCCAGCAAGCTCCTGCTGCTAAAAAAGACGATAAAAAGGCTGACGTAAAAAAGGAAGCCCCTGCGGCCCCAGCAAAGAAGGACGAAAAGAAAGAAGCAGCTAAGAAGTAATTAGTTGTGCAGTTTAGGGAGCACTGTAAAAGCTCCCATTACACACACAACACAAGGAAAATAAAAATGAGTAATATGACACCGTTTGAGATTCGTCTAGAGTTATTAAAAATGGCACGAGAAATGTTAGGTGAAGATTATTATGGTAAGCGTGAACAAATTTCTAATGAATATGCAGTAAAATGTGAGATTGCTAAAATCAATGGTGGAGCAATGCCCGATCACCCTGGCTACCCTCCATATCCCTCCGAAGCCGATATTATCACTAAAGCGCAAGTTTTAAACGGCTTTGTTTCACAAATTCAACAGGAACAAAAAACTTCTACCAAGAAGTAATCTAACGACCGGGGGATGGCTTATTGCTGTTCCCCCTAAGAAGGAGTACAAATGGTTACCAACCTAATAAGAATTGGAATAGTTCTACTTACAATAATTTTAATTAGTACTATGTACAATTTGAAGGCTGAAGAACTAAAAAGATTAAGTAATGGTAGTTTCTTTTCTTTTTCGGAAAGAGAAAGACAACTAAAATGCTTGACAGATAATATTTACTTTGAAGCAGGGTATGAATCATTTGAAGGAAAAATAGCGGTTGCTCAAGTTACCGTAAACCGTTCTGAAAATCAAAAATGGCCCTCGGATATATGTGAAGTAGTTTACCAAAAAAATATAGTTTATTCTAAAGTAATTTGCCAATTTTCTTGGTACTGTGAGATTGGTCCCCGAACCAAAGATATTAATAATAAAGCTTACAATGAGTCTTTGATTGCTGCAAAACAAGTTCTTTTAGAAGGTTTTAGACTACCTTCAATTAAACAAGCCTATTACTACCACGCTGACTACGTTCATCCACAATGGAAAAAACCTAGAGTTGCTAAAATAGGCAGACATATTTTTTACGGAGAGCCAGGATGAAAACTGTTCCTAGAGTAAATGTTGACGTAATAAAAGAAAAAATACTTTCTTTTAGTAGTTCTTTAAAAGAAGGTACATTAGAATGGTTTTCAATAGTTCTATTACATTGTGCTTTTTTACCCACCTACTTTGCTGTATTTTCTGGTCTTTCTGATAGACTTCCATCTTTAGATATTGCAGTTATTTTATGGTTAGCCTTATTGCTTTTATTTCTTAAGTCAGTTATAATAAAAGACGTTCTAAATATAATTACAATCGGGCTAGGTTTTATTTTTCAGATTTTCTTTTTAGGGTTTATTTTCTTTAGATGAACGAAATAAGTGATAGTTACTTAATTACAAAGCGGTTTAGATCGCCGACCGAATTCTCTCTTTACATAGAGGAAAGAGTAGTCAAAGAGCGAATAGGGTATATGGATATTATTATTGATTATTGTCATCATAATGATGTAGAAATTGATAGTATATCTAATCTAATTACACCCTCTTTGAAAGAAAAAATTCAGATAGAAGCTGAAGAAGCTAACTTAATGAAACCGAGAGGTAGGTTACCAGTTTAATGAATATGACGGAGTTTGACGTATACAGGCATTATTTGGCCTTAAAGCTTCATTTTACCACTGATAAGTATGATGTTATAAAATTACGCGGCCGCGTAAAAGCTTCTCGCCAGGCGTTTCTTAAACGTAAAGATCTTCTCTCTATTCGAAAAATAGCTATTACATATAATGATAAAGAAATAGTAGATTTTTTAATTGCTAACTTTGTATCCGGGGACAGATGGGGAGGGATGTTTGATGTTGAAGCAAAAAATCGCTACCTTGATTGGAAACGACGAATAGAGTCTATTTCCTATACTTTTGAAAAAGAGTTTGACCGTGTAATTATAGAAGGTCAAAAAAAGAATTTACCGCTCGAGGGTTGCTTTATTGCCGAGCATGGACAACACCCTCTAATAGTTAAATTATATTTACGAAATGCTGTTTCTATAGAAACTCTTGTAATTTTAAACAAGCTAAATAACTATGTAGAACAGTTAGATCAAAGACTTGTTAATGATTTAATCTGGCCAGATCTATCGAGAATTATAAAAAAATACTCGCCTTTTTTAACCATTGACAAAGAAAAATATGAAACCATTATTAGAAAAAGAACAGACCATTTCTGACGCCCGAATTGAAAAATTAGAAATGGAAATTGCTATAATGCAGGAGCATATTACTCAAATGGCTGATGTATTAAAAGAAGTTCAAAAATATGTAATTGCTTTAGCTAAAAATCAGGCCGAAATAACTAAAAGAGTTTCTGGATGGCCTTTTATTCCGGTACCGATGAAAGAGGATAATGATAACTACTAACGAGGGTAGCATTTTTTAATGAAATTTAGAGATAGGGAAATGGATCGAGAAAAAAAGATCCATAGAGTAGTAAAAGGTGCTGATAAAAGTAAAAAGCACAAGAAAAGCCTTTATGATTACGTTGAAGAAGATTATTATGAAGACGTAATAGAAGAAGATTACGAGGATTTTGAAGAAGTAGATTCTAAAAGATTCTCAAAATAATATTGAGCTTGCCTATATAATGTGCTATAATATGAATTATGTGGACAAATCGCAATATACTTTTTATACAACGCTAATACGGAGACATACATATGCCAATAGATTTTTCATCCCTCAAAAAGAACCGATCTGCTTTTGACAGCCTGAGAAAGGAAGTTGAAAAGATCGCGACACCTGCAGCACAAGAAACACAAAAAGACGATAGATTCTGGCAACCGGAAGTAGATAAAGCCGGTAACGGATATGCCGTCATTCGGTTTCTACCTGCCCCTAAAGGGGAAGAATTTCCATGGGTTCGTATTTGGAATCATGGGTTTCAAGGGCCTACAGGTAAGTGGTACATTGAAAACTCTCTTACCACACTAGGCAAGCAAGACCCAGTTTCAGAGTTAAATACCGAGCTTTGGAATTCAGGAACGGAGCAAAATAAAGAAATCGCCCGAAAGCAAAAACGCCGCCTTACCTATATTTCTAACATTTACATTGTAAAAGATCCAACCCACCCTGAGAACGAAGGTAAAGTTTATCTATATAAGTTTGGTAAAAAGATCTTTGATAAAATTAAAGACGCAATGCAGCCTACTTATGAAGATGAGGAGCCAATTAATCCATTTGATTTTTGGAAAGGTGCTAATTTCAAACTTAAAATTCGTAATGTAGAAGGGTATCGTAACTACGATAAGTCTGAGTTTGATTCTTCACAGGCACTATCGGATGATGATGGTGAGATGGAAGCTGTTTGGAATAAGCAACACTCGCTGCAAGAGTTTCTCGACCCTAAGCACTTTAAATCGTATGAAGAACTTAAGGCAAAATTAGAGCAAGTTCTATCAGCGGCTAGTACCTCAGTTACAAAAGCTGAAGATACCATTCTAGAAGATGCTCCTAAGGCAGTTAGTAAACCGGTAGCTAAACCTGCTCCTAAGAAGGAATTTGATGTAGATGAGGATGGAGATGAATCTTTGTCTTACTTTACTAAACTAGCTAACGAAGACTAATAAGCTGCCGTTCTATCAACGTACCTATCTAAAGCAGATCCTCGATGCATAGGTCTTGGGTCTGCTTTTACTGGAACATATGACGTGGTATTATTATTACTTACGTTATTAGATACCACCGGTTGAGTAGTAACAGGCTTATTAGACATCTGATCTCTTATTGCAACGTTTTCAGCTGAGCCTTGAGCAACTTGTTGAGCTAAAGCACTAGATCGATTGCTAGCTGCAAGTTCAGCTTGTTGTGCTTGTTGATTGGATTTGTTGTATTTTTCTAAATCTTCTAGCTGTCTTCTAGCCATTGGATGCATTTTAGATTTGTCAACTGAGGTAGGAGAGACTACTTCTTGGCTTGCTGCTAATGCGGCTCTATCACGGAGGTCATATGCTGCTGCCGTTTTTTCTTTAGTGGAAGATATATCATTGCCTTTTGAAGTTTTTTCTTTGCCAAATCCAAAAAAGCTAGCTATTCTTTCGCCTATAGTTTTCTTAGGAGCTTCTTCTTTAACGCTTCTTGCAGGCTTAGTATCTTTTATAAACTGCTCATGTTGAGCCTTTAGACCTTGTTGACCTTGTCTTAAGCTTCCTGTATCTACGGGCTTGTATTCGCTATCAGAACCCATGCCAGTTACATCCTCACCTGCTTTTTCTTTAGCAGCAATGGCCATATCCATTGTACGAAGTTTTTCTTGATGTGTTTCAATGGATTGTGGATTTTGTGTTCTTGGTCCTTTGTCAGCTATTTTCTGTCTCATAGCTTTCATCTCATCAACATTCATTTCTTTACTAGTGCCGTCTTTGCCTCTGGCTTCGCCTTTTATGTTAGTTTTGGTTTCCATAGCGCCAGCAGCCATCATTTTATCTTTAAACTTATCCAATGCTTTCTTCTTTACATTTCTTTCAAGGTCTTCCATAAAGACTTTTTTATCACCTTTTTTCTTGCCAGACTTAAAGTCCTCTTCAACTTGTTTTTTACCCTTTTCCATTTCGTCTTGCACAAATTTTTGATACTCTTCAAACCCCTTTGGATCATTCTGAGCAAAAGTAGCAAGACTTATAGTTGATGTTTCACCTGCTACAGTAGGTTTTTGACTATCGGAAGTTTTTTTATTAAGATATTCGGTTTCTTTTTGAATGCGTTTAGCCCGGGCTTCGTTAGTTATGTTACCACCAAACAAACTACCAACCTTTTCTATACCTCTTGCAAAACCAGATTCAACCTTTTCACCGAAAGACATTCTTTGAAAGTTGGCTTTATCTTGTTTTTCATCAATCTCTTTTTTTCCTAAACCTAAAGCACCAAGGCCTGCATCTACAGCGAAAGGAGCTGCTACCATAGCAGCACCTGTAGCAATTGTAGCTCCTCCACCCGCCATGGCACCTTTAAACCCACCTGCTAATTTTGCACCTATACCCGTCTTACCAGCACTACCTAGCACATCTAATGCTGATCCGCCACCTGCCGCTGATTCAACAACAGGAACTGGTTTATCTTTAATTTTAGTAACATCATTACCAATTTTACCTATTGCTTCTCCTAAAGGTTCTAAATTAAAATTAAATTTTTGAAATTCTTTTAATTGAAGTTTTTGATTTTGAAGTTGTTCTTCTTGTAAAAAATTTGCTTTTTCTAAAATAGTATTTGCTTGTTCTGACTGTTTAGTTAAAGTTTCTTCTTTAACTCTCGGATTTTTACCTGTAAAAGAACTTGCAATTTCATTTCTACGTTCATTAAATCCTTCAAAAAAATTAGAGAATGAATTGGTAGTAGAGCCTTCTTTAACTGCCTGCTTTTCTGCAGTCGAATTATTAAAGGCTACGCTAGACTTTCCAGTCAAAGATTTTTTTATTTTAACAAGGTTTTCAATCCTAACAAGGGTTTTATTTATATCTTCGAGCTGATTTTCTCTTCTATCATTATCTTTCCCAGCCATTTCCCTATCATATTTTACTTGTAAAGTTTGCAAGCCAAGATCAACCGTAGTCTTGTTATTAAGACCTTTTAAAAACTCTTTAAAATTCTCGTCTTGCATAATTTTTTACCTTACAAAAACTTTGCTGTTTGATTAATCATTTTTAATCTTTCATTTTCTTGTTTTATATAATCAGATAATAACGTTATGTAAACCTCCCTTTCCCAGGGTATCATATTCTCTAATTCAGTCAAACTATATCTATGATGATGCATTAGAGAAAAATTCATAACATAATAATTTTGTAAATTATCCTGAGAAAGGGTTAAACGAAAAAATTACTTAGTCCTTGAATTCTTGAAACGTTATGTTTACCGCATTTAGGACAATCGGCTTCTACGGTGTGTACAATTTTAGGGGCAGTTAGAAAAAATTCTTCTATTTTTTCAAATTGCTCTTTAGTTAAACTATTAACAAAAACTTCTACATCAGATTTATCATAATCATTAGTATCCCAATAACCGTCTTTATTAAATATACCTTTTATGTTATTAATGACAAGATCAATAACAAGATCAGGAGTTATAGACGAATATAGATCAATTACATCGTCAAACTTAGGATAGTTCATTTCTACCCCATACTCATCAGTTAACATAATTTTATTAGTATGGTCGTTATTTTTTTCTATCTTAACATCTTCGATATTAAAAGAAACTTCAATTTGATTTTCACATTCGCAATTAATTAAAAGGTCCACTTTTTCACTTATAGACTTTGCTCTTAAATGTAAAAATATGTACTCAATATCAAAATGTGGAAGGCTATGTACATTTAATTGATTAAAGGTACATACATCTACAACATCCTTTACCACTCTGGATATTTCGTCATTATCAAGTTCTGTAATGGATAAGAGTATCTTATGCTCTCTAACTAAAAAAGGTCTATACTTTATTTTTTTACCAGTAGATGGTAACGTCAACTCATAAGTAGGTGTTTCTAACTTGGGTAAAGCCATAATATCTCCTATATCTTCTGTTATGCTGAAGGTGGTAAATCAGACCCTGAAGTACCTTGTTCTAAATTACCAGTAGACCAATTCCATCGTTGCGTCCCAGGTCTAGAATCAAAGACCGGCAGCTCAGGGGTAATTAAAGAACGTGGTATATCAACCGGGGTAGTTTGAGTTTTTGTAATGTCACGCCATTTTCTGTAAGCAAATATAACATTAAGTCTATGAGTTTGATTAGTAGAAGAGTTATTTAACTCTATTAAATTCATGTTTCTTGGGAAAGCTTCTTCTAAAACTATTTCATAAGTTACATTTTCTTCTTCATCTAGCTGTCTCAAGTTAACAGTACCAACATATTCTTCTTGATAGTTTACATAATGAAAATTATCTGGTACAACAGCATGCATCCAATCATCAAAGAATCTTTTAATATTCATGTCTCTTTCAACATGAAAAGTAACTGGTATACCCTCCCCACCATATTCCGATGTAATAGGCCTTTGATAAGCCGGACCAAATATTTTAAAAGGTTTAACCGAAATGTTAAACAATGGAAAACTAGTTTGTTCTACAAAAATACTAGCTAGGATAGAAAAATAATTAGTACCTAGCGCTGGAGGTGGGTTTATAAGAACTTCAAATCGGTTAGTTCTAGCTAGCCCTCTATTCCTAATTTCAGATTGAAACTTAGATAAGTTAAAATTAGCTGCCATTAATATCTTTCTCTTGAGTCTTTCCAGACGGTTGTTTTGTTTACATTAAATCGCTCTAAAGGCAGTAAAGAAGCTGTAATCCAATCAGGGTAATTTATACGTAAAAATCTACTCTGTACCTGATCTGTAAGATAATGTTTTACACAAGCTTGTAATGGCTTAAGAACGGAAAAAGATTTAACTATATTCCAAGAAATTTTTATACGTGTAGCTTCATTGATTTTTTCATCAGTAGCAAATTCATGTAATGCCCCTAGTATCTTAAATCGCGCACCGTAAGGTATATAATGTAAATTTAAACCGTAAAAACCATTTGCTACTTTTCTAAACGGCAACACTAACGGGAACATGTCATAATATGGAAGTTGATCTTTAAGTTTAGCTTCATAAAAAAACATATACATATTTCCAGGTAAAACATTATTTACCAGCGCTGGTGTATTAGACATTAATTTATTTGGATTCAATGCGGCCAGCGATCTTACTTGTGTCTGGTACCATTGAAGAGATCGCCCAGTATCGCTAGCTTGTTGACGAATATTAAGAAAAGGATTAGCCATCTAATATTTATGTCGTAGATATACCAAGATCTTTTTCAGTTAAAATTATAAACTTCCAGCCTCTGTCCTCGCAATAACTGTTGGCTGCTTTCCATTTAGCTTGATTAGTTCCATATTGAAAGACCTCCTCTATAAAATTTTTAGTTTTTCTTTGAGGTATAGGGGGAGGTTGAGTAAAACGTTCTGGTTTAATTTCTATAAGATATTTGGTAGTCTGCCCATCTTTGTCTTTTACTTTTATATAAAAATCTACAAAGTAGCGATGTAATTTGTTATCTATAGGTGATCGATAAGGAATAATCATAGTTTCAGAACCCCATTCTAACACCGAAGGGTTATTATCGCACCATTTCATAAACTTTAACTCCCAGGAACTACGGTAAATTACATCGTTTATCAAGCCTTTATATTTCCTAGGATTGTTTATTCTATATTTTCCTTTGTAAGTTGTCTTGTACATTTTGCCTAAATATTATAAGATTTAACTATTTATGGAAAACCCATGGCTTTAGCGGAAGATATAAATCAAAGAAGTTATAACGAGCAGACTAATCCAGGCCCGGCTAGAAAAGATAATAAATATAATATTAATCTTCTTAGGTATCCTTCGGATCTTGGCACTAACGATCTTCAACATTTTATTACCTTTAAAATTAATATACGTGGAAAATCTAAATTTGATCAAGATAAAGTAATAGGTCAAGTTACACGTGATCCTGATTCTGCTAATTTTACCAACGATCAGCTCGCAACATCTGCAACTACAGTAACACAGATTGGTGCAGGTGTGCTTGGCTTTGGTATTGCAAAAAATCTGCTATCTAAGTATGTAAAAACCGGTTCTACAGGGAGCTCGGTTGCAAAGAATGTTGGTAGGTCGATCGTAGATACTGGAGTGGCAGGTGCAGCTGGTTTAGCAACTGGAGTAATAGCAGGAGAGGTTTTAAATGCAAATCAACTTCTAAAGCCAGATACCACTAATAGAATCTCAGATGTTATTTCTCTTTATGTAGATGGGCCTCCTACGGTACGTTATAACATGAATTACGCTATGAAAGAATTAGGCACGTTAGCAGGTATAGCCGCCGGCGGTGTTTCTGGGGTATCATCAATTTCCAATCCAATGTCAGAACAAGCAGCCGCGGTGGCATCTCAATTTGCTGCCCTCCCGGGGGCTTTAGGTTCAACCGATCTTAAATCTTTAATAAGTGCATCTTCTAAAACCGCGCTTAACCCATTTAAAGAAGTACTTTTTGAATCCGTAGACTTTAGAACTTTTCAATTTAGATATCGGTTTTTTCCTAAATCAAGACAAGAATCTGACACAGTGTTTGATATTATAAAGAAATTTAAGTTTCATATGCACCCTGAGATGTCAAAAGACAAATTATTTTTTATTTACCCGGCTGAATTTGTAATTGAATATAACTACTTTGATGGTCCTAATTCATATTTTCATAAACTAAAACCTTGTGCATTAGAAAATATGGAAGTTACCTATGGGGGTCAAGAATCATTTTCTAGTTTTAAAGACGGTCATCCTACAGAAATAAACATGTCCCTAACATTCAAAGAGCTAGAAATAATTACAAAAGAATCCATTATTCAAGGTTACTAATGTATTTTCAATCCCTACCCACCACTCTTTATACTTTAGACAACCTTAACACGGTGCAGGTTGTTAAAAATATAATGATAAGATTTATAATTGAGTCTGAGGTAAAAAATAACTTCTCACTTTACGACCAGTATGATGTTAAAGACGGTGAAACTCCAGAAATAGTAGCTGATATTTTTTACAACGACCCTCAGCTTCACTGGGTTATTCTGCATGTTAATGAAATTTTAGATCCTAGGTTTGGATGGGTACTTTCTACCAATAATCTTATTAAATACTGTGAGTCAAAGTATACTAATCTAAATGGTATACACCATTATGAAGATGTAGATGGAAATGAGGTAATGTCTACTACTCCTAGCGCCACACCTATATCAAACTTTGTACATGAGGAAAGACTAAACGAGCAAAAACGAAGAATAAAGATTCTAAGAGCCGAATATGTTGGGGCAATTATTCGTGAGTTTAATAAGAAAGTAACTATTGTAAATGGCTGAAGAAAATGGCTTGCAAAAAGCCGGGTCAGTTAATATAAATGATGCGCGGCTTATTACTACCAAAAACATAGTTATTGATTTAACTGATTTTATTTCAGAAATTAATATCTATGAAGATATGTTTTCTAGTCACTTATATGGTGACATTCTCATTTCAGATAGTAGAAATATTATTGAATTTGGACCTATTATTGGAGAGGAATATCTAACACTGGAAATTCAAACTCCTTCATTTCCAGCTAAAATTAAAAAAACTTTTCGAGTCTTTAAAATTTCCAACAGGCAAGTTGTAAGAGAGACCAATACACAAATTTTTGTTCTTCATTTTGCCTCAGTTGAGTTATTTTTTGATATGCTTTTACCTTTATTTGTAAGTTTTGAAGGTAGAATAAATGAAGTAGCTCTTAATCTTTTTGATGAATATATTGCAACAGCCCGAGACTATGATATATCTGAAGCAAGTGACTCAGTTAAAGAAGTACCGGCATCTACACCGTTTATTACACTTAATGAGACAGAAAATTCGGTTAAATTTGTTTCCCCGGGTTGGACACCGTTTAAGTGTTTAAACTGGCTGGCCTCCAAAGCTATACCAAAAAACGGTATAGCAAAAAATTATTTATTTTTTGAAAGTAATAAAGCTTTCTATTTTGGAAGTGTAGAGCATTTATTTAAAGATGCTTATGAAAATAATAATTATATTGGAAAATATTTTTATGGTCCTTCTAATATAAGAAAAAATGAACAAACTAATGTAGATAGAGAATTTTTTATTACTAAAAATGTAGAAATGGTAGAAAATAATGACGCTATTAAAAACTACACCAATGGATTTTTAGCTAATAGACTAATTACCCTTGATGTGTACAATAAAATCTACAAACAATATGATTACGATTATACTCAAGAGTACAAAGGGCAGTACCACACGTCAGGAATAGGTTCAGCCTCGGTGCCAGTATTTACTGAAGAGGGTATAAGAAACCCGGCTACTAATATTAGTTTTTATCCTATAAACCCTAAACTATATAATAATTTTCCAAATAACATTAGCGAAAAAATAAGCGAAATTTATGGAAATCGAAAGTCTAGTTTATTAGATTTGACCAATATTAAATTACATTTAACTGTACCTGGCCGAACGGATATTGAAGTTGGTAATATACTTTATTTTTCTTTTCCGCAATTAGGTCCTGTTGATGAAGGTACTACCAGTAGAGAAGATAGACTTTACTCAGGTTTTTATTTAATTACAGCTATTCATCACCGTATTACTAAAGCAGATCATACTATGGTGATGGAGGTAGTAAAAGACTCTTTAACATTATTACAAGATGCAAAAAATATACAATAAAGACGGCTTCAATTGGTGGATAGGTGTAGTTGAAGATAGATTAGATCCCGAGCAATTAGGTAGGTGCAGGGTTCGTATTTTTGGATATCATACCGATAGCAAAGAACTACTTCCTACGGTCGACTTACCGTGGGCAGTTCCTATACAACCTATTACGTCTGCTGCTACTTCTGGGGTTGGTAGCTCACCACTCGGTCCTTTAGAAGGAACTTGGGTAATGGGATTCTTTCTTGATGGTGAAGATTGTCAACAACCAGCTATGTTGGGTACCTTTGCTACAAAAGCAGCACCAGAAGGATTTAAGCAGACCGAAGATTTGCCTAATAATCGCAATACCAACGATGGAATACTTAAAGATAGTAACGGAGAAGATGTAGTTGATCCTAAAGGTAATCCTGTAAAAGCAGGTGTTCCAAGTACCCCAGGGTGGAAACTAGGCCAAACATCGGCGGCTAATGAATCTAATAACAACCCAGCTGCTATTAATAACTATAGAACCTCTAACGATCGCGGCGGTGCATCTTATGGTAAGTATCAATTTGCGTCGTTTTTACCCCCTGTAAAACCTGACGGGACAGCGAGACCATCACCGGTAGGTTCTCCAGTTTTACAGTACATAAAGAGTTCTAGATTTAAAAAAGAATTTGAAGGTTTAGAGCCAGCTACTAATGAGTTTGACAATAAATGGAAGCAAGTAGCTGCTGCCCATACTGCTGAGTTTGATGAAGATCAACATAACTATGTCAAGAGAAAATATTATAATGTTTATATAGCTTCTTGCCAGCGCAAAGGTCTAGACCTTACTATTTACGGCCCAGGAGTACAAGATTTAGTATGGTCTACAGCAGTTCAGTTTGGACCTGAGGCTACTTATATATTTACCACACCTTTGCAAGGAAAAAGTAACCTATCTGATAAGGACGTGGTAAACCTTGTAAGTGAATATAAGATTGCTAATGCCACCACTTTATTTAAATCAAGCGGGACAGCAATTCAAAATTCAGTTAGAAATCGATTTGCCAGAGAGCAGACTGACTGCGTAAAACTTTGCACTGCATAAAATGAATATTTTAAGTAATCAAGTTACAGACATAATTCAAGAAGCCTTAATTCAACAGGTTAAAAAAACCGGAATTAATGTTCCAGACTCTATTCTTAGAGGTTCTGTTTATAAGGTAATGTCTACCTACTCAGGTGAGGCAACACAAAAAATTATCTCTACTTCTTCAAACGATATAAACAATAATGTTTTAATTGGTCCTAAAAGTAATGACCCATTTAATGTAACCACTCAAAATAAAAACAGTACAGATATAGCAAACACTTTAAACTTTGGTGTTCAAAATCAAGTAAGTGATGCTCTTACAACAGAGCTACTTTCCCGGCTATCTAACGAACTAAAAAATACTCTACCTAATAGTCTTTCCAATAAAATTGACTTTGGTGCTTTAAGTGGAATTTTAGCATCTGCAGCAGCACCCCTAGTTCAGCAAAGCGTTTCAACAATAGTTAATAGTTTTAGTAACTCCATTTTTAGTACCAATAAAAAATCTCAATCTACTTCTCCTGCTAACTTTAATGATTTAATTCAGTCTTTAGGTGCAGGGGCATTTCCTGCTCTTAATAAAGGTTATTCAACTGGGATTGCTAGCACCTATTTAAGAAAAGCAGGCAACTTTGATATTAAGAATGCTGACAATACAGATAAACTTGCAGTAGTAAAAACAGGATTTACAGACCCAACCGCTACGTATCCTACAAAAGAATATGCTGGAAAATCTGAAGTTAATAAGCTTGCTAAAGGTGAAATAAACGGTACTATAGTTCAAATTAAAAATGAAGAGAGAATGTCAGGTGCCAAGCTACCTAATGGAGAAGCCTGGGAACAACCTCTTTCACCTTACCGTGGAACTTATCCCTATAATAAAGTAACCAATACCGAATCCGGACATATAATTGAAATTGATGATACGCCCGGAGCCGAGCGTCTGCATATTTACCATAGAACCGGTACCTTTATTGAGGTAGATTCAAATGGCTCTATTGTTAAGCGTACAAAGGGCTCTTCGTATGAGATAATTGATAGAAATGGAAAGATTGCTATTAATGGCCAGGCTGATGTTTCAGTTGCCGGTCAATGTAGGGTGTTTGTAGGTAACGATGCACATATTGAAGTAACTGGTAATACAATTTTAAATTGTTTTAATGACATAACTGCTCAAGCTGGTGGTAAATTTTTTATGTCTGCCGTAGAAGAATTTAACATTAGCAGCGCCAATGTAAAGATAGAAGCTTATAAAGAAATGCATTTAAAAGCTAATACAAATCTTAATTTGCACGTTGGTACTAATTTAAACATGCTTTCTAACACCAACATATATTCACAAACCACAAATCTCTATTCTAAAGCAGATAGTTATTACCATCAAGGTAAAAACCAATGGACCAAGCTTTCAGAAAGTAAGTTTGTACAAACTACGGGCTCAATTCACTTAAAGCATGGGAGCTCGTTTAATGCCGATGCCCCTGTTATCTACCTTAATACTAATACTACTCTAAGTTCAGAAGATAGTAAAGATGCAACTATTGCCAAAGCTTCTAACGCCG